ATATCAGTTATGGCATATGGCAGAGAGAACCTGAGGAATATGTGAGAGCTAGATTAGATCTCATTAAGTCACGGATGGACTGTAACAGCACTGGTCGGGATACCCCCTCAGTCACGGACGGACTATAACAGAACTGGTGGAGTCATTAGACCCTCTTAAAAACTAAATAATTTTCAGAGTATATTGAGTAAAAAAATGGCAGCAAAAGGATCAGCAGCAAAGTCTGCAAGTGGTGCAGCAATGTCAAAATATGATGTTGAGGTAGAAGCAAGACTTCAGGCACTTGAGGCAAAAGTAGCGGCACTTGAAGCAAGCGATAAAGCACAACAAGAAGTTGATGCAAGATTCCTTGAGATTGAAGATAAGATCAACAAACTCTGGAACTAATAGGTTTCTTGCTTTACCCAAGAGCAAGTGGTGCGGATGGAGAAAACTCCCGCCCTGTTTCTTGCTTCAGGTAAAAGAGCAAGTGGCGAGCCTGCAAAGACCTACAAAGACCCTTGACTTCAGGGGTCTTTTTTAGTAATATAAAAGAAAAATTATACGTGATGGCAGAAACAATTGTAGTAACCGGCGGCGCTGGATTTATCGGTAGTAACTTCCTTTATTATTTGAAGGATGTTACTGACGATAGAATTGTTGTTCTAGACAATATCACATATGCTGGTAAAGAGGATAATATTCCTAGAAAGACAGAATTCATTTGGTGTGATATTTCTGATAGAGAACACGTAGATTATATCTTTAAAAAGATAAAACCAACAAAGGTTTTTAACTTTGCTGCAGAGAGCCATGTGGATAATTCTATTAAAGATGTAACTCCCTTTATCAAAACAAATATTATAGGAACAACAAATCTTCTTTCATCCAGTGTTAGTGTTGGTGTTGAAAAATTTCACCACGTATCAACTGATGAAGTATATGGGTCTTTGGATTTTGATAACTCTCTTTTTACTGAGGAAACTCCATACGATCCACGTAATCCATATTCTGCTACTAAAGCATCTGCAGAGCACATGGTAAAAACCTGGCATAATACTTATGGGTTGCCATATTTGATTACTAGTTCTTCTAACAATTATGGTCCAAGGCAACACCCTGAAAAGTTGATTCCAAAAATTATTGATAATGCTCTTAATGATAGAGTAACTAACATGTACGGTGGCGGACATCAGATTAGAGATTGGTTGCACGTATTTGATCATTGCAAAGCAATCTGGACGTTAGATGAACAGAAAGTAATCAATGATAAATTTAATATTGGTGGTGGTTGTGAAGTTCCTAATATTGAGATTACGAAACAGATTTTGGATATCATGAAAAAACCTTATTCTTTGATTGGACAATCTGATGAGAGGCCTGGACAAGATCAAAGGTATGGAACGGATTTTTCTAAGTTAACGAAACGCACTGGATGGGAACCGTCAGTTAATTTTAATCAAGGTTTGAGGCAAACTGTCAAGTGGTATCTTGACTGATCGTTGTTTAGAAAGTATAATACATACTATGAAAACATTTATAATTTATGTCTGAATATAATAAGACAGCACTGGTGCTTGGTGCTGGTGGTTTTATTGGAAGTCACATGGTCAAACGTCTCCGCTCAGAAGGATACTGGGTGCGTGGAGTGGATCTTAAGTATCCTGAGTATGGTGACTCAGAGGCAAATGAGTTTGTCCAGGGAGACCTGCGTGATGTAGAATTTGTTCGTCGTGCTATCCAGTATAAGGGTGAGCAGGGCAACTTCTACAATTCAGTTCCTTATCGATACATCCGTCCTTTCGACGAGATCTATCAGTTCGCTGCTGATATGGGTGGTGCAGGTTTCGTTTTCACTGGTGAGAACGATGCAGACATCATGCACAACTCAGTGTCTATCAACCTGAATGTTCTTGAGGAAGTTCGTAAGCTCAATGAGACTTTTGATGGTGATCGTAAAGAGTGGACTGAATGTAATCGTCCTGCTCTAGATCAACCAACTAAGATCTTCTACTCTGGTTCTGCTTGCATGTATCCAGAGCACAATCAACTTGATCCGGATAATCCAGACTGTCGTGAAGAATCAGCATACCCCGCCAACCCAGATTCCGAATACGGATGGGAAAAACTATTCAGTGAGCGTCTCTACTTTGCTTACAATCGTAATCATGGCATCCCTGTTCGGGTTGCTCGTTACCACAACATCTTCGGACCAGAAGGAACCTGGGACGGAGGAAGAGAGAAAGCACCTGCTGCAATCTGCCGCAAGGTCGCTTTCCTCCCGGAGTCGGGTGGAGCTATCGAAGTGTGGGGAGATGGTTTACAAACTCGTTCCTTCCTGTTCATTGATGAATGCATCGAAGCGACTAGGAGACTGATGGACAGCGACTTTATGGGTCCTGTAAACATCGGTTCTGAAGAGATGGTTACTATCAATGAACTGGTTGATACTGCTGCTCGTGTTGCTAATAAAAAAGTACAGAAGATTCATAAATTAGATGCACCCCTTGGCGTTAGAGGCCGCAACTCTAACAATGATATTATTCGTAAAGAATTAGATTGGGATTACTCTCAAACCCTTGAAGAAGGTATTCGTATTACCTATAATTGGATTCAATCACAAATTGAAAAATCCGAACCGTACACCCCGTTTTACCACCCCGTTTGATATGAGTAAATTAGGACCTTATGCTTCTTATGATAAGGAGACAGGATATGCTACATGGGACCATCCAACTGCAGAGTACACTGGTATTTTTGAACGACTAAACATTGATGTAAAGGGAATCATTCATGTTGGACTGTATGATTTTCCTGAACATGATTGCTATACTAAACTAGTTGGAACTAGGGTCATTGGTGTAGAAGCAAATAAATTTGTTTATGACTCAATGGCAAAACCAGTTGCAGACAAATGTGGATATCTTTGTTTTAATGAATGTCTTTATAGTGAAGATGGTCTAAAAAAACAATTTTATCTTGCAAACGATTGCTCAACATTGAATCCAGTTGCATACTCTGATCATCTAGCAGCAAAACTTGCTAGGGGTGGATATGTTGATGTCACAACTAAAAAATTATCTACTTTGATAGAAGAAAATGATATTGATATGAATCAATATGACTTTTTAAATATTGATGTCGAGGGTGCTGAACTTGAAATCTTGAAAGGATTTGAAGATAATCTCAAGTATATTAATACTATTTTCTTAGAAACTTCTTTGGATGATAGAAACAATACTGGAGCCTCTCATGATGTAATCGTAGAGTGGTTGAATGAAAGAAATTTCACCCTCAAAGAAATGTCGGACTCTTACAATTATGAACAATGGGGAGACTCTGTTTTTGTAAGGAACGATAGAGAATTAGAACCTTTTAACAGCGAGAAGTATTTACTGAAATGAAAAGTTTTAAACTTATAAACGATACCTTTATTCATCTTAGTAATGGTAATAAAGGGTATTCGACCCATGGTAAAGAGTCCAAGTATATTAACTGGGTGCATGAGGGGGAAGGTAAACAGCAACTTACCTTTAATAATCTGACACCTGGAGATGAGACATTCTATGTTGATAGGTATATTCCTGCAGGCTTGCAAGACAATGTGAGTTCAAAGAAGTATGCTATTCTTTTGGAGTGTTGTTGGATTCTTAATCCACTATTCGATGAGATTAAAAATAATCTCGATGTATATGTAAATGCGTATGAGAAAATCTTTACTTGGAATGAAGAATTATGTGAATTGCATGAGAAGTTCTGCTGGATTCCTGGTAATGGATCTTGGATTCGTGAACCGCAGATCTATCCGAAGAACAAATTAGTTTCTATTATTGCATCTAATAAGTCTCACCTTCCTGGCCACCAGCAGAGAATTCATATGCTGGAACAACTAAAGGATTATGCTCCTTTGTTTGGTCGTGGATTCAATGAGGTAGAATATAAAGAAGAAGCATTAGCAGACTACATGTTCTCTGTTGCCATTGAAAATGCTGATGATTGGTTTACGGAAAAGATTCTTGATTGTTTCTTGACCGGAACTGTTCCCATTTACTATGGCACTCCTAGTATTGGTAAGTGGTTTAATACGGATGGTATTATTTTCCTTGAAGATGGATTTGATATTGAAACGTTAAATGAAGATCTTTACAAGTCTATGGAAGACGCAATCAAAGATAACTTCGAGCGGGCAAAGAAAATGGAAATGTTAGAAGACTTTATTTGGGAGAACTACTTTGAATAAAGTTTGTCTGATACATCATTGGGCTGGGATTGGAGATATTTTTTATCTTCAATCCGTTGCGAAGAAATACATCTCTATGGGGTATGAAATTGTTTGGCCTCTTAGAGATGATATTTTATGGTTGGGTGATTATATTAAAGGGATTCATTTTTGTTCTAGATCTGATAACTTTCCTGGAAAAGAATATTACGGTCAAGATGCAGTTATCATCACTCCTAACTTTGTTTATCTTGGAATCATGAGGCCTCATCTGTGGGGTATTGGTGATAATAAGATCATGTCTTCAAAGTATAGTATCCTCAATATGGATCACACTGATTGGAGAAGTGGGTTTACTTTTGATAGGAAATTTGAAAAAGAGGAAGATTTGTATTATAATGTCCTTGGACTCAAGGATGATTCTGAGTTTGTGTTTATTAATAATCTCTATAATGAAAATAGAAATTGTGAATTAATGCGTCCAGAAAATTACGATCTTCCTGTTGTGGAACTTCAATACATTGAAGGATTCACCTTACTTGATTGGTGTAAAGTCTTTGAGAAGGCAAAGAGTGTGTATACGATCAACACTTCTTTGAATTATATTATTGACCTGTTAGATACTTCTTATGAAGAGTATGTTGTGATCGCACATAATGAGCAGAATCAAACAGAGATTGATTACTTATTCAGCACCCCACATAAAATGTTATGCAAGTAGTAGAGTATAAGAAGAATTGGTATCCAAAATTTCAGACTGAAGGTAATGCATCTCAGTTTGCAATTCCTTTTGCAAAACATGTTTGTTTTGGATCAGGATATGATATTGGATGTATGAAGCAAGAGTGGGCATTCCCTGGTGCAACCCCCATTGATCTTGATTTCGATGATCCATGGCACGCTGACAATCTACCACCTGTTCAAGTTAATTATATTTTCTCTAGTCATTGCCTAGAGCACGTTCCTGACTGGGTTGCCACGATGGATTACTGGCATGAGAAACTTCGTGAAGGGGGGACTTTATTCCTATATCTCCCAGACTTCAGTCAAGTTTATTGGAGACCCTGGCACAATTATAAGCACAAACATGTATTTACTCCAGAGATTCTAGAAGCTTACATGTTTGATCGTGGATACAAAAATGTTTTTATATCCGGTGTTGATTTAAACAATTCATTTATGGTTATGGGAGAAAAATGAAAAAGATTTTAATTTCTACTTGGTGTACTGATGATTATGCAGAACTTCTAGGTCTAGACAAATTAATTAATTCAGTTAAATATTTTCATCCAGAAGTAGACCACGTTATCTTTGACACGAAGATGACTGAACAGATTCATGAGCAATTACCTTGGATGAAACCTATTTGGATGATGTCAACTACATGTCTTCCTTTTGTTGAAAATTATGATATGGTCATTCATCTAGATGCAGATGCTGTTGTTACTGGACCAATGACAGAGTTTTTTGAAAGTGATGAAGACATCATTGGAGTTCGTAATAATAACTCTTTGGATAATGCAAGTTGTGGACCTGGGATCACAGTTACTCATCTTCCACCATTTGGCAATGGAGAACAGATTCCAATTCAAAATTTCATTAATGCAGGTATGATTGGTGCTAACAGTAAACAGTTTTGGTATGACTGGCATAGTCTAAATGTTGAAGCTGCTAGAATTAAAAGAGAGGTCAATCCATATGCTCATGGAATTGGTGACGAACAAGATACTCTAAATCAAATCTTTAATTCTGATAAGTACAGCACCAAGATAGTTGATGCCATGGGAACAGGAGTGTCATATGGACTCTGTAGCACTTGGGGACAGAATACGCACTGGGACAGTTGGTCACAAATCTATGTAAAAGATGATAGACTGTACCTTGATGATCCTAAGACAGGGGAACCAATGTGCATTAAGGTCATGCATCAGGCAGGTGGCCATGCTGCTGCAAAATTAAATAGAGAAGCAGGTGGATTCCGAAATTGGTTATCCTCTGTTGTATCTGACGAAGTTAATGATTATCTGAATGAGGTTCAAAATGGTTGATATTGAAGCACTTATTAAAGATGCAGATCCTCCTTATCTTGCTAATAAAAATTGGAAACCTGGTAAAACGGTTTATTACTCTGGACCTTATTGGGACAATAAAGAGTTAGAGGTTGCTGTAAAATCTTTATTGACTGGGAACTGGTTGCCATCTGGTGGAGAGGTGAATAAATTTGAACGTAAGTTTTCCAAACAGTTTGGTAAGAAGCATTCTTTGATGGTGAACTCTGGTTCATCTGCTAACCTGGTGATGGTTGCTGCTCTGAAGAAACGATATGGTTGGCAAGATGGTGATGAGATCATTGTATCTTGTGTTGGTTTTCCCACTACCATCGCACCCATCGTTCAGAATGGACTGAAACCTGTATTTGTTGATATTGACTTCTCTGATTTGAATTGGGATGTCACTGAGATTGAGGATAAGATCACCACAAAGACTCGTGGTATTTTTTCTTCTCCGGTATTGGGAAATCCCTATGACTTTGATGCGGTCTTGGATATTTGCGATCGTAATAAGATTATGCTAATCGCTGATAATTGTGATAGTCTTGGTAGTAAGTGGAGAGGTAACTTTCTAACTGACCATGCGATTGCCGCATCATGTTCTTTCTATCCCGCACACCACATTTGCACTGGTGAGGGTGGTATGATTTCTTCTGACGATGAGGAACTGATTAACATTGCTCGTAGCTTTGCATGGTGGGGCCGCGATTGTTATTGTGTTGGTACACAGAATCTTTTGTCTTGTGGAACCTGTGGTAAAAGATTTGATAACTGGATTGAACATTATGATGGAATTATCGATCATAAGTATGTTTATAGCATCATGGGATATAATCTAAAACCTATGGACTTTCAAGGTTCAGTTGGTGTTGTTCAGTTAGATAAGCAAGATGAGATTCATCAGTTGCGTCGAAAGAACAAAACCCTGATGCAAGAACACTTTGAGCGTATTCCTGGAGTTCGTAGTGTGAATGAAAGACCAGAGGCAGAGACCAGTTGGTTCGGTGTTCCGATTGTTTGTGACAGTAAGGAAACTAAAAATGCTTTGACTAAACATTTGGAGGATAATAAAGTTCAAACTCGTAATTACTTTGCAGGTAATATTCTGATGCACCCTGGATATAGTCATCTTGACTACTATCGAAACTATCCTAATGCATGTAAGGTTCTTGATCTGGTATTCTTTGTCGGTTGTTCCCCTACAATCACTGAAGAGATGATTGAATATGTTGGCACTGTTGTAGATTCTTTTGAGAAATGAGAGTAGCAGATTATGTTATCGACCAGATTCACAAGGCCGGATGTGAACACATCTTTCTCGTAACTGGTGGTGGTGCAATGTTTTTGAATGATGCCATTGCGGCTCATGAAAAAATTGAACCAATTTGTAATCATCATGAACAGGCATGTGCAATGGGTGCGGTTGCATATGCAAAGTATAAAAACAGTTTGAGTGCTGTTTGTGTTACTACTGGGTGTGGCGGAACTAATGCTATCACAGGACTCCTAGATGCATGGCAGGATAGTGTTCCTGTCATCTTTGTGTCTGGTAACGTCAACCGCCCTCACATGGCACCAGAGGGTGTCAGAAACCTTGGTGTTCAGGAAGCAAATATTATTGATCTTGTAAAACCAATCACCAAGTATGCAGTGGTGGTTAATGATCCTGAAGATATTGAGGAGGTGATGAAGGATGCGATTCGGATTGCTACTCACGGTCGTCCTGGTCCTGTATGGATTGACATTCCTATGGACGTACAAGGGGCTCAATGTTTTGACATTGAGTCTGAATTGAGAGAAGCAAAGCGACCTCTTATCCTTGCAGGAAACGGTATCAACTGTGCTCAAGCCCGTGATGAGTTTGTTGACTTTGTTCAGAGAACTAACATCCCTGTAGTCACCTCATACAATGCTGTTGACTTGTTTCCCTCTGTATACTCAAACTTTGTAGGTAGAGTGGGTGTCAAAGGAACCCGTGCGGGCAACTTTGCGATGCAGAACTGTGACCTGCTCTTAGTGATTGGTTGTCGTCTCCCTGTTCCTGTAACTGGATACAACTACAAAACTTTTGCTAGAGATGCAAAAGTAATTGTTGTGGACATTGATAAGGACGAACACTCAAAAGAAACTGTAAAGATCGATCGGTTTATTCATCGTGATGCAAAAGATTTCCTTACCCTGAATAAATTTGATCGTAAGAAGAATGATTGGAATCAGATCTGTCGCTCATGGAAGAAGAAGTGGCCTGTTTGTCCTGATGAGAATCCCTTGGATAAGGTAGATCTTTACTACTTTATGAAAGTTTTGAATGAATCCAAGCGTGTTGATGATGTAGTTATCTCTGATGCTGGTTCAGCATTCTATGTTTGTGCTCAAGCAACAGAGATTCAAGCAAGTCAGAGATTTATTACATCTAGTTCTCAAGCGGAGATGGGATTCACCATTCCTGCTTGCATTGGTGCTGCATTTGCCAAAGATGGTGATGTGATTGGAGTAACCGGTGATGGTTCATTCATGATGAACATGCAAGAACTTCAGACTATTGCACATTACAATCTTCCAGTTAAACTATTTGTATGGAATAATGATGGATATCTTTCCATCAGAACTACACAGAAGAAGTTTTTTGAAGGTAGGGAGATTGGAACTGATAAATCTAGTGGAGTGTCGATTCCAAATATTCGCAAGGTAACTGAAAGTTTTGGAATTGAATATGCCCTTGCTGATGCAGATGGATTGGAAGGAGCAATTAAATACACTCTAGATTATCCTGGTCCTGTTGTTTGTGAAGTCTTCTGTGAAAAATGGCAGGAAGTTGTTCCAACACTTCAGGGAAGAAAAAATCCTGATGGAACAATTAGTGCTCCACCTTTAGAAGATATGTATCCTTTCTTGTCCAGAGAGGAATTTTATGATAATATGATTATTAAGCCCCTAGACTGAAATGCCTGCTGATAACAAAGATAAAGTAACTATTCTGAAGTTACGCAAACAAAAACAGAACAATGTAAAG